CGGCGATTTAAAAACGGAAATCTTGAAAGAAACCCGCGAGGGACTGCGAGAATTCAAGGCGGTGACCGATGACGAGAAAATCGAAAAAGCGGCCAAGTTCGTCAAGGATGTTTGCCTTGGCAACGCCGAGACCAAAGCGGTCAGTTCCGGCAACGCTTCATTTGGTTATACCATTCCGACCGAGTTGGCGGATTACATTATGACCAAGAAAGACAAGCTGTCCAAGATTAGAAAATTGGCTTTTGTCTTTCAGTTGTCCGGTGAATTCCAGTTGCCAATTGAGGGCACTGGTGTGACGGCGTATTGGGTGGGTGAGAATGCCAATATTACCGACAGCAATCCGACGATTGATAAAAAGAACCTGTCCGATTATTATTTGGCCGCTCGCGTGCTTATTCCACGCAAACTGTTGAACACTTCGGCGTTCAATATCATCAACTACATTGGTGAGTTGTGCTCACGCAAGTTGCGCGACACCGAGGAAACCACTTTTGTGGCGGGTGACGGATCGGGCAAACCAACCGGTATCAGAAGTGCCAGTTTCGTTTCTATCAATCAAGCCGGGGTTAATTTCAACTACGACGATTTGGTGAATTTGTTTTACGAATTGCCGGAACAATATCGTCAAAATGCGATTTTTATGACTTCGAGTGCCGGTATGAAATTGTTGCGCAAGTTGAAAGATTTGCAAGGCAATCCGATTTTCGATGTTCGTGATCAGACGATATTCAATCGTCCGGTGATTGAAATGGCTGACATCCCGGCCAATTTGGGAGCGGGAATGAATGAGACCGAGATTTTGTTCTTTGATCCTTGGTATTACTGGATCAAGGATGGTGAAGCGATGTTTGTGGATACGGACAAGAAAATCGCCACCTTGCAGACGGAGTTGGTAGTTGCGGAAGCGGTAGACGGAGTATTCACCTTAACGGATGCCGGCAAGAAATTGTCAGCGGTAAAATAGCTATAATTAGTCCGCCCCCTCTTTTGCATGGGGAATGAGGGGACGGACGATTATATATTAATTCATTAAAGCAATTGTTATGGCAAACGACAAAGATAAAAAAGTCAATCAACCCGCACCCGAAGATGATGAGAATGATCAAGGGGATTCGCAGGAAAAAGAGACGAAAGATAAAAATAAAAAGAGTAAGCTGACGAGAGTTGTTTTTAATAAGAGCTATACCCCTTATGTGCAGGGTGAAATGGCCGGACTCGTTCCCGAGCTGGCCGAGAAGCTGATTCAAGACAAGATTTGCACCAAGGCTTAAAGTTTTTATGCCAGTCCCGAGCACTCGGGATTGGAATAAGATTTTTAAGAAAAAATATGATAGTAACAATAGACGAATTTAAAACTTATGCCGGCATCGACAATGATGACGATGATGAGGTGATTGAATTGATTCTAGTCGGAGCGATTGGCTGGTGCGAATCGATTTGTTCGAATCGTTTTGAGCAGAAAGATTGCGAGGAGATGTTTGACGGTGACAGTGATGAGCTATTTTTGGATAACACCTTGAATATCAAGGAAATCATTGTTGAACAGTACATCAATTATGAATGGGTGGTATTGGATACTTCGATGTTTACGGTCTATGCCGATCAGGGTTTGGTTAAGTTGAGGAATGTCGCCTATGGTGAGTTGAATTATCGAGTTAAGTACAAGGCGGGATTTGCCGATGATGCACCCCATGATTTAAAACTGATTATTTTAAAGATTACCGGCAAATTCTGGAACAAGCGCAAGAGCGACGGGGTTCGTAATGAGAATCTGGGTGATGCTGGCGTAACTTGGGAGGAATATTTAAACACGGAAGTGGTGAAGGTGTTAAACAGATACCGCAAATATAATATATGAGATTTGTTTTTGAAAAAAGAATAGTTGTCTATCGATTGGAAAGCGATCAAGTCAAAAGAAAGGAGGAATATCAATACTATGGCGATATCAAGGGTGTCATTATGCCGATCAAAGCCGATGACTTGATATTGAGTGAGGGTAATCCGGCCAAGATGTTTAAACTGTATGCAGATTTCAACGCTGATATTAAAGAGACAGACAAGTTGGTTTGTGATGGTGTTGGTTATGTGGTGAAGAATGTGAAACGCTTGGAATTTCGCGCCCTGTCAAGATTGGAAGCAATAATTCATAAGCCGAATAATTGATATGTTCGAGATTCATTTGGAAAATTTGAACGAAATCAGGGAAGTCTTTCGGCGCTTTCCGTTCGTGGCCGATGAGGAGATACAGAAAGGACTGGAGAAAGCGGGCAAGTTGGTGACGAGGATTGAAAAGCAGGAAGTGCCGATTGGAGTGACCAATCAATTGCGACAGAGTATTAGTTTGCGCTTGATGCCGAATAATGTGACGATTGCGCCGAATAAGAATTACGCTTTCAATGTGCATGAGGGCAGTCGACCGCATTTCGTGCCGGTTAACAATCCACGCGACCCGCTACGAATTTGGGCGATCAAGAAAGGACTAAATCCCTATGCGGTTCAGAAATCGATCGCCAAGAAAGGCACCAAGCCGAATCGTTTTGTGGAGCGGACAGTGAGCAAAGCGGAGGGCGAAACTAGACAGATTTTTTCACAAGTTTTAGAAAATATAATCAAACGAATATGAGAACGCAAATTTTAAATGCCATCTTTATGAAGTTATCCAATATCGATGGCATTGAGGAGGTATTCAAGTACAACAAAGGTCATTTCACCAAGTATCCGGTCGCTGTCATTTTGGGCAGTGAAAATTCCAAAGTGCGGGAAAGTGCAAAGACGATTAAAAAAACCTATAAATTCAAAGTGCAGATATTTCAGGAAATAAATGAAGAAGCACGTGGTCAGGAGGAGGGCGAGGACACATTGATTGCGATTGGTGACATTGTTGATGATGAATTCGACCGTGATGACACCTTGGGCGGAGTTTGTGATGATGTGGCAGTAACTAGTTCATTCGCCTGGGAGGATAGGGAGTTATTAATGCGCGTACTGCAATTGGAAATAGTTTGTACTAAATTAAAACAATTAATATAAAAAATTTATGGCCATCAAGAACACGCAAATCGAGGATAAGGGCATCCGTCCGAATAAAACGGACGGTTTAATTGAATTCAATTATCCCGAGTATAACATCACAATCAAGGCTTCGAGTAAAAAAGAGGCTGATAATAAATTAAGAGAATTAATCAAAAACATATGAGTGAAACAATAAAGCGCCGATATAATATTGGCATCGGTCGAGAAACAGTTAGGGGCGTAAAAGCTGAGCCGAAGTATTGGCTCAAGCCTTTGAACGAGGAATACAACGACAAGATTGAAGTCGTGGCCAGTGAGCGGGCTTTTGGGGTGATTGAGGACAGCGAGGAGATGGTTGTTAAAAAGAAATATTCCGCCGGCCAGATTCAGGGCGAAGTTTTTGACAAGAGTTTTGGTTTGTTCTTATTGGGAGCAATCGGTCAAGTGAATAGTGTTGCCAAGGTGGGTGATACCAGTGTTTACGACCACCGATTTTCAGTCTTGCAATCCGCCAAACATCCGACTTTGACGGTAGAGGTCAAGCGAGGCGACAATGAGCAGAAGTCGTATTCGAATTGTGTGATTGAGAGTTTGAAAATAGAAAGCCAAGCCAATGAGTATGTGAAATTCGAAGCACAGCTCAAGGGTAAGGCTGGAAATATATCGGACAGTATTCCCGGCTATGAAACCGAGAATTATTTCATGGGCAAGGATGTGTCAGTGAAGTTGGCGGATAATTTGGCGGGTTTAGACAGTGCCGAGATTATCGATGCTCGAAAAATAGAGCTGAATATTGCCAAGAATATCGAAGAGGACAAGCGCTTGGGAACGCATGAGCCGAATGATTATCTGAATAAGGATTTTTCGGTTGAGGGGACGCTGGAAGTGTTATTCAGGGATGTGACATTAAAGAATTGGGCGTTGAACGGCGACAAGAAAGCCTTGCGGATTGAAATTATCGATACTTCGACGACAATCGGTACTTCGTCGCATCCGTCCTTGCGTTTCGATCTGGCCAAGATCAAGTTTAAGGATCCGGTTGAGGGTGGAGACAACAACGACATCGTCAAAGTGACGGTCGGATTCAAGAGTCTGTATTCATCGTCTGATGCCAAGAGTATTGAGGCGGTATTAACTAATTTAGAAATTAACTATTAAAAGTATGACAGTATTAAGAGATTCAAGAGTGGTGAAAAATTTAGCTTTGCCGGAAAGTGGAATCACGGTGAAGATTATGGACGGGCTATTGGCTAGAGATTTAGAGGCGATTGAGATGGAGAAGTCGGATTTTCGTAAGATGATTGCGATGGTGACTAGAATTATCGTTGAGTGGGATGCAGAGAATGACAACGGTGAGAAATTGCCGATTGATATCAACACAGTTGGGCTATTGGGATTTAAAGATATCAAATTCATTCAAGACGGCCTTTCATTTCTAAAAGATTTTTTAGCGCCAACTCCGAATTAGTTTATCAAATCAAGCAGTGTGTTCGACATGGCATTTGGAATATGGAGACGATTAAATTTTTCTTGTGTCATGAGATGGGCTGGACTGAGGCGGAGTTTTTAAGTCAGGATGTGAATTTTATCAAAGGATTATTAACTTTCATTATGGAAGTAAGAAATAAAGCGAATGGAAAATAAAGAGCTACAAATTATACTCAAAGCCGTTGATAACGCCTCAGGCGAAATCAAAAAGGTGGGGCAAGCTATGGATTCGATGACAAGTAACGTTAAACAGTCATCGGAGACTTTTGGCATGATGGCGAAAGCGGTGGCGGTAGGCAATTTGGCATACAATGCTTTAGCCGGCATAGTGACAAGGGTGGCGAGTGGATTTTCAGACCTGATGAAGGAAAGTATCGGTTTATCAGGCCAATTGGATCAGTCAAAGGCGGTGATTTATAAGTTGGGTGAAAACAATCAATGGACTAAACAGCAAATTGACGGTTTGGTCAAAAGTATTCGTGAAGAGAATAAGGACATGTTGACGGCGATTGATTTGACCAAGACGGCGATCATGACCAATATGAGTGAAAAGCAAGCCTTGGAATTGGTAGCCAGAGGCAGAGATGTAGCGGCCGCTTCGAACAAGAATTCCAATGAGGCAATTAAGGATATGATGCAGTCGATTGTGAAACTGCGACCGGAGCTGTTGAGTAATTACGGCATTGAAATAAACTTGATCAAGGTTTATGGCGATTTTGCCAAGGCGATGAATATTAAGACCAGTGAAATGACCTACGCGCAGAAAACGCAGGCCATGTACAACGCGGTGGTTGGCGAGGCGACCAGAATGCAGGGTGCCTATCAGGAATCAATGAGCAGTTGGTATAAGTTATCCAATTCGGTTAAAGACGGTATGGTTAGTTTGAAACTGATCTTGGGAGACTTATTGGATGATGCCATGAAACCGCTGATCAATGAGGTGTATAACGCTATTAAAACATTCAGGGATTGGGCGTATACGGATGACAACGAAGTTAATCCGAAACTGAAAGAGACGGCGCAGATTATAGGTACATCGGTAATGACTGCGTTTAATCTCCTAAAGGCCACAGTGAGTGTGGTTATTGATGTTTATAAAAAGCTGTCCGATATCCTCAGGGAGGGTATGGATATCGTGCAGAGGAATAAGGGCTTGTTGGATATTTTCACAGCCTCTTGGAATAATATCGCCACTGTGTTCAGAGAGAACTTATTGCCGGAATTGAAGAAACTGTGGGATGCCTTACAACCGTTGATGCCGTTCATGGAAACATTCGCCCAGATTATCGGTGTGATTCTGTTGGGAGCATTGATTGCAGTAACCAAGCTAATTGAGGTCGGATTGATTGTTTTGATTCAGGGTCTGACTGTTGCTATTCAGAAAGCGATTGAATGGATTAATGTGTTTAAGTCGGGCTGGGATGGTGTAACAACGATAATTTCCAAGGTGGTTGATGGTATAGATAATTTGATTAATAAAATCAAGAGCTTGAATGTGATATCGAGCGTTCAAAGTTCAGTCAGTAATTTTTTGGGATTCGGGGGAGCGAGAGCCGGTGGCGGTTCGGTGTTCGGCGGTCAAGCTTATTTAGTGGGTGAACAGGGACCCGAGTTATTCGTGCCGGGATCAGGCGGGAGTATCGTGCCGAATAATAAATTGGGAGGCGGAATGAGCGTTGTGGTGAATATGACCGGCAATACATTTTTAGACAGGCAGTCGGCGGAGAAAATCGGGGACATGATGATTAAGAAATTAAAAGCAAGCAATTTGCTGGGCTAGTATGAATATCGTTATCAGGATTAATAATATCGACCGCACAAATTTAATTGATTGGGAGAGTTTTGCAATCGAGGACAATATCAACGAACAGCCGAATTTATGCAATTTCACGGTTAAAGTCTACGAAGGTCAAAACTACAAGCCAGAGATTAGTGATATGATTGAAGCCTTTGATGGCGCTATTAAGATTTTTGCGGGTAAGATTATTAGGGTTGGTAATTACGCCGAGGGGGATGTGACCTTCTTTGAAATCGAGGCCAAAGATTTTACTTTGGATTTGGACAGGATTTTGGTGGTTGAAAGGTTTGAAAACAAAACAGTTGGGGAGATTATCATTTACATAGTCGACAATTATTTCAGCGGTACCGGCATCACATGCAACCATGTCAATTGTGACTTGGGTGTCAATGTGGTGGCGTTTAACAATATGAGCGCGAGCAAGTGCATATCGGAATTGTGTGAGCTGTTCAATTACAGTTGGTATATCGACTATGACAAGGATATTCATTTTTTCGCCAAGAATGACGAGCCGGCACCGTTTAATATCAACGATTTCAGTATCAACTATATCAAGGACAGTTTGCAGATTGAGAATGATTTGAGCCAGTTACGCAATGTGGTGATCATCGAGGGTGGAGAGATTACTTCGGGCAACACACGCACTAAAACGCATGACGGCGACGGTATTCAGAAAAGTTTTGCAACCGATTACAAATATTCCAGTAAGCCGATAGTTAAAGTGAATAATATCGAGGTGACGGTTGGTACGGAATTCTTAAACAATGACACTGATTTTATCTGCCTTTGGAGCTACAACGAAAAGTATATCAGATTCGTTAATCCGCCAGTCAATGGAGCTAAAATCGACATTACCGGCTATTATTTGATACCGATTATGGCGCAGGTGGAGGACAATGCCAGTGTGGGCAAATACGGCCGGTTTGAATTCAAGAAAATCGACAAAAGCATTAAGACGACCGAAGAGGCCAAGCAGTACGGCGAGGCTCAATTGACGGCTTATGCTAATACGATCAGAGAAGGCACATTTCGAACCTATGACAGCGGATTGAGTTCCGGTCAGACAATCAGTGTGAAATTGACTAATAGAGGGATTGATGAAAGTTTTTTGATTATGCGCGTGAGCTTGAAAATGTTTACCGCCGATCGAGGTGAATGGTCGGTGGAGCTGGCCACTTTGAAAACTTTGGGCATGATCAGTTTTTTACAGAGTTTGTTGGTAGGAGAAAGCAAAAAGGTGAGTATTGATGAGGATGCGGTTTTAAAGAAGTATTATCTTGATTATCAGACAATTGAAGTTAGGGAGCAAATCGGCTTGACGAGCGAGATGACC